TACATCTGGGAATTGCTCAAACAATCTGTTTAATTGTTCTTCTGCAATTTGCTGTCCAAGATCCCTAGTAAACTCTGTCAGTCCCTCGACTGTATCAGCGTATTCGTTTTCTAGTTCAAAACCAAGAGTTTTAGCAATTTCACCTGCTACGGAATCTATGTCAGAGTCACTACCATCCGAATCATCTGAGTCATCTGAGTCATCTGAATTATCATCAGTTTTTACTGAATCATCATCTTCTTCTTCTGTTTCGACTTTTTCTGTTTCTTCTTCTTTATCAAGAAGTTGTTCATCTTCTTGAATCGAATCTAATCCATCTCCTAGAACGTTGTCTAGAGAAAGTGAGTTTAAATCTAATTTTTCCATTGTGTTTGTTGTTTTACAAAAGTATTTAAAGTATTTTATAGCTTAACTATAAAAATATTTTTTACAAGAGTTATTAAATATATAGCACTTAGTACATTTTAGGGGCTTTATACTTTGGTTTTTTGCCTCCACTTCTTTTTTGTTTCATTATCCCAAGCCTGTTTATCTCATCGTAGAATTTGCTGTATGCTGAAGGATCTGCAGTAGGTTTAAACTTCTCACCAGTCAGTTTATATCTATTGTATGCATCTTCAGGACTAAAATACATTCCATTTACAACTGTTGGGATTAAATCATTATCTACCCCCATTTTATATTCAGTTGCACCTGTGTTCATTAACTCAGGTCTATTAGGATCTGGTAATAAGTAACCATTAGCTGTTGGTGAGTTGTAAGCTAAAGGAGCTCCAGCTGATGTAGATCTATAAAGCATTTCTCCAGGTAAACCTCCATTTTGATAAGAAATAGGACCTCCATATCTAAAGTTAGGTGGAATTATTTGTTTAGGTTCTGATCCAGCTACGGCAGCTGCTCCTGCTCCAACAGCTACTGCAGGAGCCATCCAAAATTTATTGAATAGTTCAGCAAGTTTTTTAGGATCTCTATCTATTGTATTTAAAAATCTTGAATCTATATTACTTCCTCCCGCAGCAACCCAGTCTAAAACTTTTTCTGCATCTTCTAAATCCATTTCATAGTCTGGTGTAATATTAAGTTGTTTCCTTAACTCCATAATTCTGGCATGCTGCTCAGTAGCATCAGCTAAGTAAGCTTGATAAGCTCTTTGCTCTCCCATAACTGTTTCTGGGTTATTACCTTTCTTTCTTAAATCTTCCCATTCTAAAAAATCTTTTTTAATGGCAGGATCCATATTATCTAGAGCAGTATTTCTCATTCCAGATCGGCTAAAAGTTCCTGCAGGTACCCAATCATGTGTGCCTTCGTGTATAGTTGTACCTACTCTTTTAGATTGAGGTATATTTAATTTTCTAGAAATCCAGCTACCGTATCTATCACTGGGCGTGTATTGACCTTGCTCTATGGATCTTCTAAGTTGAGGATCATAGCCATGCATGTAGCTTACCCCCCTATTTCCAGAATGAATTGGTTCTCTTGCATTTTTTGTAAGGTATTGTTGTAAATTTTGATCCAGCTGTTTTAATAACGGGTACTCTCTACTGTTAGGCACAAAAGTTTGAGCTTGATACATTCCTGCTGCAGTTTTATCAAACTCGTCTAATAGTCTTGCACTATAAAGAAAATCTTTATTAGCGTTAGCTTTATCTATTTCTTTCCCAATTATATCTAATTTAGGACTTAAAGAATTTTCAATTTTTTGTTGGGTGACTGGGCTTTTAATCCAATTTTCCAGCCATTCGTTGCCTTCTGCAATAGCTTTTCTATTACTTTTTCCTCTTACAATCTCTCCTAGCACCTCATCTATAAGACTGCTAGTGCCGCTAACCCCTTTAGAAATTTTGCTGCTTGCAGGAGGATTTACAAAAGTACCACGAACTGCAGGTGCTGAATTTTTTACTAAAGGGCTGAGTTGTTGTCCTAAAGCTTTTACACCTTTATTAGCTAGAATTGTACTAGGTATAAAAGATAAGGCATCTAGTCCTCCTTCCAAACTAAACAAATCAGCAGGATCATTTTTAATCCTATCTGCTGTTCTACCCATTGCAGGAATACCAGTAAATTCATTTATAAGACTAGCTCTTTGTAAATCTTTTTCTCTTTCTTGTAAAACTCTATATCCCATCTCCTTATTTCCAGCTTCAAACCAAGGTTTTGCCTGGCTAACACCTGCTAATAAAGATTGATTAGATAATTGATTATAAGGAGTTCTTTGTGTAACAACTTCTGCTGCTGGAAGATTTACTAAAGGAAATGGTTCTCCTGTAATGGGATCTGAAAAGAATCTAGCATTACCTCTAGATCTGTCTGCAGTATAATCAAAGTCAGATGAGGTTAGTGGTGGTTTTTCAAAATATTCCGTTGGGCTACCGCTTTGGTATTTTTTCCTACCCCCACTTTGCATATTAGCAGGAGTTTCAATAACTGTCCCTCTCTGCGGTCCCATTGGGAGATTAGTAATGCCTGGGGGAACGTTCTCATATGATTTTACCAGATGTCCCTGCTCATTATACTTTTCTATATTTATTGGGGCTTTCATCCCCACAGTGTTGAATGGGGTATTAGGAGAGACGTTAGGGAAAACCATTTGAGCTGGAAGTTCAGCTTGAGAACGTCCTCTCAGACCTTGCTGTTGTTGCTGTGGGGTTGCAGCTACTTCTACGTTTTGATTTTGTTGATTTCTTTGATTTCCTACACTTTGTACAAACTCTTGCAGTATTGCAGGGTTTGCGAGTACATCTACAACAGACCCTTTAAACCCAAGCTGTTGAGCTTGTCTTGTTTGTTGTAGTATTTCTTTTCTTTCTGCGTTAGTCATTACCTTGAGAAGCTTCGTTCATTTTAGCTGCAAGTTCTTGTTCTTTTATAGAAAGTTCTCGTTCTTTCATTTCATACTTTTTAAGCATGTCTTGCAGTTGTATATTTTCTTTTTCACTAGAGTCTCTAGATTCTGCATTAATTAAAGCTAATTCTAATTGAAGCTGTCTATCTTTTTCTTTATCTATAGCTTCAGCTTCTAGCTGCATTTGCTGCATTTGCATTTGCTGTTGTTGCATTTGCATTTGTGCTTCTTGCTGAGCTTGCTCAAGTTGCTGTCTTGCTTGTTCAGCCTTTTTGATTTTCTGTTTAATTCCAGCTATGTTATCTGTGTCAAGCATTTCAAGTATGTCTGATGCAGGAGTACCATTCTGAATCATAGCTTGAGCTAATCCTTTAGCTTGATTAAGTTTTTCTACATCTGCCCCAGAGTCAGAAACAAATACTCCGTATTCACTCTCCATATGCTGCATAGAGTCTATATCTATGTACTGCATAGTTGTGTCAGGCATTACATACATTCCTTTCTTACCAGTAACCCAAGCTTCTTTAGAATAGTCAAGTAAGCCTTGAAGCTCTCTTTGTTCAAAGTTTGAAAACTTTCTAAATAGGTCTTCAGTAATGTGAGAGGATTGTACTATAGCTTGTTGTGAACTTCCCTTGCCTTCATACTGCCCGATTGCTCCCTGACGTTGTCTATTTACCCCAGAGATCTTCTCCCACTCCATCATTATAGAGTCTAGTAAGACTATATATTGTTGTATGGTTTTAATAGACATATCAAGGACAGACTGATGCTGTGGGGAAAGTTGTATTCCCTCTTTGTTATAGTCAACCCAGGCGATCCCAGTACCCTCAACATAATACATGAACTTATCCATATCCCATTTCTTAGGGATCATGTTGATATCGAATTGAGCGATGATATCCTTTGATCGAGCGATCGACAGTTCAAGACGGTACTTGTAGATGTTGTAGTTGAGTTGGTAGGGGATGCCTAGGCTAACTAATGAGATGTTATTAGAGTTAATGTCAGAGTATTTACGCCCATTAATTGGGAGTTTACATCTTGATGGATTATCTAGAGATAGTCTTTGGTTTGGGAGAGGATTAATGTTTACAAAGAATGTGTTATCAATCTTAGTACCTCTCCACACTTCATTTACCCACTCCCAATCTAATTTTGCACCAAATTGTTTTAATTCTGCAGGTAGTTTAAAATCTTCATCTACTTGAAACTCTTCAATTGCTCCTGTTAGTGGATCTTCATAAGATACAAACCCAATACGTTTACGGCTTTTCCAATATACAGTTACACATTCAATAAGTCTGTTTCTGTAAATGTTATCATCTGCTCCTGAAGCTTCTGCTCTGTACAAGAGATAAGAATCTACTGAATTTTGGTGTGGTGTTTCAAGATCTAATACTTGTTTATCAGTTAAGTACTCCCCAAACTGATCTATAATAGTTGATGCGTGTGCGAATTTTCTAATTATCGCCCAATCACCATCTTCTACAAAGTCAATATCAGGGTCTTTGTCGTAATCAATATCTAAAGGGTTTATTACGTCGTAAAAAGGCTCGCCTCTTCTAACTCCTTTCTCTGTGTAACACTCCCCAGCTACTAAAAAGTGAAAGAAAAGCTTTTGAAACTTATCGTATATCTCTTCATTCTGCATTATGTAGTTAATAGCGTGCTGTCCTTTAATAGCTCTATCATCTACATAACTAGTTTCAAACTGTTCAAGTATTTGTTGTGGGATCTGAGGAGCTTCTTGTTCTAATTGTGCCCCAGTATCTGGATCTGTTTGTTTAACATATTGTTGTACAAACATTTTTTGTATAGTAGCTATAAGAACTTCTTTTTTAGCTTGCTCTTTTAACGATACTGCATCCCCGTTTTTAACTGCTACGGTATAGTTTAACGGTCGTTTAGATTTCTCCCCGATTAAGAGGTCAATGATTGGTTTTATAATTGGGTAGTTACGTAGCTTAGATGGGAAGTTTTCTCGTGTACGCCCATACGGTTTAAGTACGTATTTGTAATCTTGCTCGTCTATCTCCCCATTGTAATAATCGTACAATGTTTTAAGATAGTTTCTACGCTCAGACAGCCCGAACTTAGATAAGTTAATAAATGCATCAACGCATTCTTCTCTCCACTTTTCAGTTTTCTGAGTTATTGGGAGTCTTTGTTGTGGAATTTTATGTGAGCCGTACATATGCGTACAAAATTATTGTAAATTATCTATAATTCTTATCGAACCAATCATCCATAGAACGGTCTTGTGTAATTTCTACCACCTCTCTATTATATAACTCTCGTGTGTGATACATCCCGATCATTAATGCCATTACTCTATCGAAGTTTCCTTTGTGGTTAAACTTAATAAGTTCTTGTATAAGCGCAGGATCATAGAGTCTGTGCATGTTGAGAGTCACATTCCCATCTTCATCTACACCTCGCGGGGAGATTAACCAATCTCTAATGTATATTTCCCCTTGACGTTTACGTTGCTCAGTCATGTGCATACCGTATTGTCTTCTAGTGTTAGTTGATCTAAGCTCTCTTTTATCTAGCATCTCAAACTCTTCTTGCAGTTTGTGGAGTTTTCTGTATCTCTTAGCGTAAGCTATTAACTCCCCACGGTCATTCTCAAACCCTATCTTAGCATTGAAGTAATCTGCAAGCATAAAGAGATTGCGATTGTACTCATCTTGAGTGTTAGGTCGTCCAATGTAAGATGCTACAATGATGTCATCAGGTTTAGATAAGTTGTTTGGGCGTTTTAATACGTATGCAGCGCCAAGAGATACACTATCTGAGCTCCCAGATTGTGCATAAGGGTCATGACAGATAATATACAGATTATGTGGGACATCCCCGTCTGTATTTCTAAAGGGTTCTTCGTATAGTACAACTGCCCCGTTAACATCATCCCCTTTTCTATGTGGGTATTTATAGATTGGGGTAACTTCTCTGCTTGGGCGGAAAGCAATCTTTTCTTCTTTTGTGTAATATAATATCCCTGCTGTCCCTTCAGACTGTAGATTGTGTGCTATTACTTTGTTGTATTGTTCTTTTAAAGAGTTTACGTCAAAAAGATTGGCAGTTACTTGTAGTGTAGCTTCTTGTGGGGAGAATGGGTGTTCTGCAATGTATTGATCTAAAGATTTTGGGTCGTTAGCGTTTCTCTTTTTTTCTCTTTGTTCTTCTTCAAATTTAATTGCTTCTTCAACTAGTGAATTACCGTCCTCATCTATAAATCCATCTAAGTTTTCATAGATTGGGACAAAGAATCCGCATTTAGTTCCTGACGCTCCTGCATCCCATTCGTTATCAAATGCCATACAGTCGTAAGCATCAGGATGATAGAAGAGTTCTTCAAGAGATTCGAACCCAACTCCTTCTTCCCCGCCTGTACCAAAGGCTATCATAGTCCCAAGAGTTTTAGAACCTTGACGCATTGTAGGCATTGCTACCTCCCAAGCTTTTAAGAGTCCGTTAAATGAACCTGCTTCTTCAAAAAAGATTAGTTCCCCAGCTTTACCACGTACTTTGTCAGGGTTATCTTTAAGACTTACCCCTATTATTTGAGACTTCATCCCAAGCGCTACATCTGCTCCGTTGACTCGTTTTTTATACCCTGCTTGTTTGTGCATTTCTTTGTCAATCAAGCGTGGTTGTGTCCAGGCTGTGTTATCATCTACAAATGAAATGAAATCCCAAGCTTTAGAAAGTATTCCATCCCCAATTAAGTACTCTTTTTGCTCAGCAAATACGAAATTCTTAGAGTTCTTTAAATGGAAGTAGTTACGTACAAGCATTGCTGCAGATTTGTACGAATATCCTTTACGTCTTGCTTTTAGCACTGGGAGATGTTTGTTTGTTTTTCTACATTCATCTACTACATGGTAGTATTTGTAATCCCCATCATAAAATGCTGCAAATGTTCTATCACGTTGCGCTATTTTAGTCCCGTCTGGGAGATATGCATCTACAGCGCGGTCAATTGGACAGTAGTTTAAGTAAAAATAGTGATATCCAGTTACTCTTACCCCGTTTACTTCGTATCCTAGTAAGCATCGTTTTCTTTCTTCATCCCAAAACTCATAGTACTCTTTAGTCCCAGGAATTGCATCAGTATAGTACCCATATTCTATAAAGGTTTTAGCTGCAGGTGAGAATAAATGAGTATTCTTAAACTTCATTGCGAATATTTGTTGGTTACTACCCCACCACGGTTAGGGTTGTCCTTTTGTTGCTGTTTTTGCACAAGTTCTTCAAGTTCATCAAGGCCTGCTACTACTTTACCCATGTTTGCTAGGTTAGTTATAAGGTCTTTTGCGTGGTAAATTGGTTTTCCGTTATCATCTACTAGTTCTAAGTCTACGTTTTTAAAGTATCTCTCTAGTTTAGTTACAGATGCACGAGCTGCTTTTAGTAATTTGACTGCAGATGTTTCAGAAAGCTCTTTGTATTTAGATATTGCCCCTAAAATTTTAGGATTAGGTTTAACATTTAGCTCTTCTTCAAGCTTAATTAATCTTTCTGAGTCTTCATATGCAGCATATGGGGATGTGTGATCTGTAAAGAAGTACACAAACGCTAATTCACTTGGTTTTAAGGTTTGAAATTCTTTAATAGAGAGTGCATACGCAGATGGTATAACTTTACTCTCTGTTATTGTTAGCAGTTCTTTCATGATAGTCTAAAAGATATTTAATTCGTGTTGGCTGTGCAGTAAATTTCCCAAAATATGGGATACGAATTGATTCAAACTTCCCCTGTCTTATTATTTCCGCAGCATATTTAAACTGATAAAATACAATCTCTTCTATTTTATTAATAGGTAGATCGTGTTTCATAGATAGTTTTTGCAGTATTACTTTTTCATCCATTTAAGTTCAGCTTTTTTCCGTTCTCACCTATTTTTGTTTTTTCCCATCTGTTATCTGGGCAAGATGCAGACTCCCATTTAGCTTTGTGCTCTACGTAGCATCCACACAATCCACATCTCATTTCCTCTCGTAGTAGGTGTGGACATGCATCACATTCTTGTAGACGTCCTTCGTATTGAGGAGTTGTT